AAATACTCCTTTTTTATTTGCGCGTATTGTACAGGAATATTTGCATTTAAGTAAGACATATTTTAACCTCATTTTATTGTACCCCAATTGGGCCCAGATTCATAATCGACTTTGTTCTTGACTTCAAGGGGTATTGTTTTTTCCATAGTTTTTATAATTAATTCTGGTTCGTGGTCCTTGATTGAAAAACAAAGTTCATCGTGTATTTGTATATGAGGCACTATACCTTGTTCATAAAGATCTACCATTGCCTTTTTTGTCATATCAGCAGCTGATCCTTGTATCAATCTATTTAATGCTTTGTATGTAAACGCAGGTGTGTAGTATCTATCAAAGTAATTCATGTAATTTGGATCAATTTTATTTTCTTTATATTTATCTAACATTTCTGCTTTAAATGCTTCTCTTGCCTGTTCCTCTGTGTACAAAGGCACCTCGTTAAATCTATTTGTTTCTGAGTTCCACTCTTTATTAGTAGTCTCCCATTTATCAAACCTGCAAAATCTATCATACAAAGTAAATAATAATTTATTCTCTTTTGCAAATTGTATAAGGTCTTGTGACAATTGTCTTACGAAAGGGACACGACTGTGGTATTCGTTAAATAAAATTCTTGCTTTATTTTTATCTAATCCTAACTCTTTTTGTAATTTTATCTTCCCCATGCCATAGAAAAGACCTAGGTTGATTGTTTTTGCCTGTTTCCTGGAGATATTAGCCATGTCAGCAACGATTTGATGAAAATCGGCATCCTCCCTATCAAATTCATTTTGTAAGCTCTCTGTGCCTGGTAGACCTAATTTGATAGCATAGTGCACTACAATTCGTGGTTCTTGCTGTGAGTAGTCAAAACTACCCCATGTATGTCCTTCTTCAGGAATAAATAATTCTCTCATTTTTTTACCAATATAACCTTTAGATGGAATTTGCTGTAAGTTTGGATTGCTCATAGAAAATCTTCCTGTTACTGTTCCACCTTGATCTGATCTAATTTGATTTATGTCTGCATGTATTCTTCCTTCATAAACATAACCTAAAAGTCCTTCAATAAAAGTATTAACTGCTTTGTCATATTCTCTTGCTTTTGCAATCATACGCAAACATTTATTACGATGTGTTCTTAAATAATCTTTTGGTAATTGAGGCATTTTAGATTTAGGTGTAACTTTGTAGTCAGTGATCTTTTGCTGTTCTAATAAATTTTTAATAGATGCAGCTGCCCAAATATCAACTTTAAAAGTTGTTTTGTTTTCTATGGCTTTAATAATTTGATTTCTTCTTTTTTTTAAATGCTTACCAAACTCAATAGCTTTTTGGACATCTATCTTAACTCCTTTGAATTTCATGTCAACTAAACAAAGAAATAATTTTGTTTCTAACTCAAAAATTTTTCTACAATTTTTTTGCTCTCCATCTTCTTTTGTGTATAATACTTCGTCAATTTTTTTGTTAAATAAATTCCATAATTGAAAAGTTAAATTTACATCTTGTTTTGCATATTCTTTTACAATTGAAGCAGGTAATTTATGCATGTTAGTTATAGGATCTCTTACTGTGCCGCCAGACCATTCTAGTGTTTTCTGTTGTAAATCGTATTTGTATTTAGAATCGTTAAGATAATCTTTTGATAGTGAGTCTAAAGAATATTTAAATCTATTTTCATTAATAACAGATGCTGCTATCATAGTATCAACAATTCTACCTTTAATCATTTTGCCAGTCACAGCTCTAATCCAACACACATCATACATTGCATTGTGAAATACTTTTGTAATTTTTTCGTTTTGAAATATTTTTTTATTTAAAACGTCCCAAATTTTTTCAATTTTTTTAGAATCAAGATTAATATCAGAATGTTGTAAAGGAAAATACGCAGTATCTTTATTTGTCGCAACAGCAATACCACAAATAAAACCATCATTTCTAATAGCTCCTAATCCTTTTGTTTTTAAATTTGGATCATATGTTTCTATATCAACAGCTACAGTATCAACATTTTTTAAATCTAAATCTTCTGGTGTATTACACATTATTTATCCCCCATGAGTTTGATTTTGGTTTCACTTCTTCTTTCACTTCTTCAGGATAGTCTCTATCGATCGCCATGTCAATGTAATGTTTAGCTTTTAATAAATCTTCTTTTTGATTTTTTTGTTTGTGGCGACACAAATATTTTATTGCATTGCCTTCAGCAAATGGAATATTATTTCTGTTAATAAATTCTGATGGCTGAATAACCATAGATTTATAATGATTTCCGCCTACCTGCTTTTTGTATATTGGTTCTTTCATTATCTTACTCCTAACGTATATTTACCTTGTGATGCTACAGTCCAACAATCAAACTTACCCCTACTATAAGCTACGTATTTTAATCTTAACTGTGTAAAATAATCTTCTAATCTTGTTGCTGTTAAATCTACAATTACATTATCAAATGTTAAACCTTTAACCGTGTGTATATTTCCATACCTAACTTTAACGTCCCCTTCTAAATTAAATCCTTTTTGTAATATTTTTTTAATGTATTTTATTCTGTCTGCCTCTGTTTTAGTTCTTACCAAAGCAAAATCTTTTTCTTTATTTGCGTTTTCTTTTAAATACTTGTGATCTATCATGTAGTCCATGGTGTATTCTCTATCCACCCACTCATCAAAACTTTCTTCACCTCTGCCATGAACTATTACTTTACTACCCATGTATTGCCAAAAATCTTTTATCTGTTTTAATGACATAGCTGTCCCTCTACAAAAATCTGGCCATAGTTTGTGGCATCTTAATTCTTTCTTTGGTACGTGAGCCGTGTTCCCTACATGTGCAAACTCTATACCGTGTTGTTTAAAAAATTTTTTTACCCAAGAATCAGAAGGAGTGCCCCTATATGTAAATAAAAAAGTCTCATTAGTGTTTTTAATTTTGTTTATTAATATCTGCATGGCACTACAATTAATTTGTAAGTTTGGTAAATGATAATGATTGCCTAACACATCTGTTGGTTTCCAAATTCTGTGAGTTTTATAATGATCCCAAATTGGTTTAATAATTTGTTTGCATAAAGAATTTATAGTTTTACTACACCGATAACCCTGTTCTAATTCTTTTGCTCCTTTTGATAATTCATAAAATTTTTTTGCATTTGCACCTGCAAATTCAAATATTGTTTGATCTGGATCTCCAACAAACCAATACTCTTTAGTATTTGTTGACATTTTATCCAATGCTTTTGTTTGAGGCACGTTACTGTCTTGTGCTTCATCAACTATTAAGGCGTCTATATTTGGTTCTATAGCTTTTTCTATAAAATCTTGAATCATATCTGCATAATCACAAACAATGTTATCTTTTTTATACTCGTCATATAATTCTTTCATACTTTCTATAGAATTTAAACTGTATGGTTTATAAACACTTTTGTCACACACTTTCCAATATTTTTTTAAAGTTTGACCTCTTCCATGTGCATCCTCTAAATATCTATAAAATTTATGTTTATCTGCTTCAAATTCACTTTGATTTATTCTTTGTAATTTAAACAAAGATTCTCTTCTTGATAAATTTATATGATCTTGATAACTAAATAAGTCTTTCTTCATTCCTTTATCCTTACAATAAGCATGTATTGTGCAAATTTTATATTTTAAAGATTTTTTAGTAATGCCTTTCTCTTTAACTTCGGGTAATTTTAATATTTCATCTCTAATTTCTTCCGCTGCAATTTTTGTGTGTGATAAAACTATAATTTTTTCATAAGAATATTTAGTTAATAACTCTATATATTTTTGAGTTATAAATTTAGAAGTTTTTCCTGTGCCTGGTGGACCAACCATAAATTTAGGCTGTTTCATCTGTAATTTCCTCATATTCACCATCTACAATTAAATCTTCTTTATCTATTTTTTGATTCATCATTCGCCATGACACACAAGATTTAGTCCCATATTTACCGTGATTTTTTTTAGCTTTTAATATTTTTTGACATTTAATAACAAGATCAACCCTCGCTAAATTTACTTTTTGTCTATGTAAATAATCTTCAAATTTATCTAAATTAAATTCTAAAATGTTTTTTTGTGTGTTGTAATAAGGCATACCAAAATATGCTAATTCTTTTTTATTTGTGTATGCTTTCTCCTCTGAAATGTAATTTTTAAAATGTTTTATAAATCTTAAATCCTCTTCTGCATCTTCTACATAATCCTTAGATTTTTCTCTTGCTTCATATTTTCTTCTCATAATTTCTTCAAAATCTGAAACTTTCATTTCTGGAATCCAAACAGACGCCTTACTAATTACAGAATCATAAAATAATTTTTTATTTCTTAATGTAGGACCATCTACCGTAATTGTTTTTTCTACAGCTTCCCCTTGTACGACCGCGTTTATTTTTACAAAATATCTGTCGCTACCATACTCTATAATTTGTCCTATCGATTGTTTTGCTTCTTCGCTTGTTGCTTCTTGTACACCAATCCAACTAAAAATTATTGCAATTGTTTTTGTAGAGCAACCAATAATTTCTGCTAACTTAGGCATGCCAAATTTTCTGTTTGCCTTTTTGTGTGAAGTACCTTTCTTTTTTCTCTTTTCACCCTCTTCATCTTTTGCTGCAATTGCAATTTTGTAAATAAAATCATCTATTTCATCTACGTTCCATTCTGTATGTTTTATTAAAACACCTGCTATTGCAGTGCAATAATCATCTCTTTGTCCACTTCCTGCATAAGTAATACACAAAGCTGCTGCTAAAGCCACTTTACCTATGTCTACTTTTAAATTTCCAGGATATTCATCTATGCCTTCGTATTTAACCCATTGAACTATTTCATTTGTTGTATGATATTTTGTTTCTGGAACTAACGTATATTTATTAGCCCCATGTCTTATTTCACAAAGTGTTGCCCCATGACCGTAATCTTTGTAATAATTTTCTAATTCTTTTGGTAATGCAAATTTTTTATAGTCTGATGTTCCAGACCAAAGATAATGACTTGAAGGATTATTTCTTCTACCAAATACAGCACCACAAGATTTAATATGATCGTTAACAAATCTTTTTACAACAGGATTATCAATGTCAAAATCTATGTATTGATCAAGTCTAAGTCCTATTTGTTTTGTTGTGTGTTCTATTCTCCATTCTTCTTTCGTAATTTTAAAATCAGGACTAGACCATTTTTCAACTACAGCCTGCTTTGTATCACAAGGTATAATTACCCGTCCAAGATCTATCCAATCTTCATAAGTAACAGGAATTTTATTTATCTTATCATTCATAAATTAAAAAGTGGGCGTATCCACTCTCGCTTAGACGCCCACTACCTAGGATATTATAAATTCAAAGATTTTTTAGTTTGCTCTTGAACTTCGGGTTTAGCTTGAACTTCACCTTTATTTACAGATTCAGCAAAAGATTTTGCCATGTTGTAAACATTTTTATCTGTAACTGGTCCAACCTTTGCTACATCCCATCCAAACCATGTTCCCTTGTCATTAGACATCTGAACAGTAGATAGATTATAAATGTGGCTGTAAGTTGGCGGAGTAAACAAACCATTTTTCCCCTGCAT